ATCAAGGGAATTTTGAGGTGCAGAATTTGATGCTACATTTAAAACCGCCTCATAACCTGGCGATGCACCAGTTTTTCCAACATAAACAGGGCCATTCAACACCGCAGTTCCTGTGGGAGCAATATCAGGTGCAGAATAAGAAACATCATTTGTTCCTATGATTAATTTATCTGATTGTAATCTAGAAATATTCATTGTTATCTTAAGTTTCTTTGTGTTGATAATTGAGTTTTCTTCAAATTGTTTGTTAAAGCACCAAAGTTTGCATCTGCAAATGCAGCAGCAACCATAAATCCATACTTAAGTTCAAATTGACCTTTAGCAATCACAGTCATGTCTTTGGTAGCCTTTGCTGTAATCTTTTCACCTTGAAGTCGAATATCTGGAGCTCCAATGTCTGCAAGTCTTTCTGCTTTCACAGTGAATTGACCATCTTGACCACCACCATTTGCATCAACAAAAATATTTTTGGCTCTTAATAATATATTACCATTCTCACACTCAAAAATCATATCACCTCTCTTAGCCTTTATAATCTTTGCTGGTAATTGTGATATGTCTCCAGGCTTTCTAACCTTTAATCCCTCACCAAGAACTTCTGTTGAAGAACCTGGCGTGTATAAAACATGTTTACCTGTGCCAGGCCCACCACCCTCAGATGCACCTTGACCTGTACTAGCATAGAATCCAAAAGATTGAGCTTCCTGAGTTTGAATTTCATAGTTTGTATCACCATGAATACTACTCTGTCCACTTTGAATAGCATACCTTAATCTTACTGATCTTTCTAGATTTTTTTTATCGTTTGGTGATTTTGACATTTTATTTTTCGATACAACTAATTACAGTTATGACAGGTAAATCCTTATTGAATGGAGTGTCTGTGTCAGCAAGTTGAGATGCATTATCAACTTTAGTAAAGTTAAGAACTGGTGTAATCTTGGCTCCAGTTCCAGTGTCAGTATTTATTGTAATATCTGGAAGTCCAGTAAATCCAAATCCACCATTAGTGACTGTTGCACCTACAATAAAACCATTTTGAATATTCAATTCAACCTCTGCTTGGCCTGGTTTTTGTATTGTATCACCAGTAGCATCGCCTGGCAAAGTATCACCAGCTGATTCAATAGAACCACCACTGACTGTGGCCGTATCATTGTCAGAATATCCAAATCCAACATTTTGAACAACAGCATCAACTAAAGATGTAACATACGACTGTTGACCATCATAGTTTGCATTTGGATCTGGGATAACTTCTTTTACGTTTCCGTTAATATCAGTTTCAGTTGTATTTGGTAGATATTCTTGACCAGAATTTGTCATGACAACACCAACAACTCCTAATTGATTACCATTTGGGTCAGGAACATATAATGAATTTTCATCATTTTCGCCACCAACAGTTATGTTTAATCCACTAAAACTACCGTTATCAGTAGCACCTATGACTAAAGGAAATCCACCAGCACTTAAACCTTTACCACCTTCACCATTAACTATTACAGGGATACCATTAATAAGTATTGGTATTCCACCAACACTGCCAGCTTTCACAGGTCTGCCACCCACACTACCAGCTAATAATATATTACCATCAACTGTGATTGTTTTACCATCAGAGGTTAATACTGGTAATCCTCCTGTGCCACCTAAATTGATTGCAAGTCCATTTGATCTTACTTGCACTCCTCCAGCTCCATCAACAGATACTGCATCTCCCTCTGTAATTTTTGATACAGGCCCCATAACTGGATAACCTCCAGCTCCATAACCTTTATCACAACTATCAAAGAAAGAAAGTAATGGTGGTTCTTCAAATCCAAATCCTGGCCCATTAATCGAAACTCCAATTATCTGACCAAGAGCATTTACAATTGCATCTCCACTTGCTCCTTGACCACCGCCACCAATAAAATCAACTCTTGGTGGGCCACATTTAAGAACGTTGGTGCTGCAATCTGGTCTAGTTGGTGATGCTTCAATTGCATCATCAATCTTATCGATAAGTGGAGTCAATTTACTATTTAATCCCACTTCATCAATTATATTCTTGAAATTATCTTCAATTGATTTTGAAACTCCACCTTTTGAAGAATATGAAGTTGGTTCTGGTGGACAGTTAGTTTTGTCACAATCAAGAACATTTGTAAGAATATTTGCAAATTTAATTGCCTTAGAAAATGTTTCACTAGGAAGAACAATGCCTCCACCTTGAATATTATTCAATTGATCGAACATGCCACCAAGACTCGAATCTATAAGATTATTGATCTGTCCAAACATGTCACCCATAAAATTCTCCACACCACAAACAGGAACATCTACAACTTGACCAACCATATTCTCTAAACTTTTAGATAGATAATCGACTAATCCGTCTTGTATCTTTTCAATATTACAGAAAATCACACTCGTTAGTGCATTTGTAGCTTGACCCAATACTACTTGATTAAATTTATCAACACTACCTTCCATAGTTTTATCTAATTTATCAAGAGTTTCTTGAATCAACCATGAACGACCACGACGAACCAACTTCGTCATTGAATTATGAATTCTATTTGTTGCTAATTGTATTTCTGAGTTGATATCAACAATACCACCGTAGATTGGATCAATATATGTTGATGCTTCATTTAACTCTTGAAGAGTTTGTGCTTTTCGAGTTAAATCTTTAATAGCATTACTTATTTTTGATATTTCATTATCTTCACAAGGACTAAAGTTATCAGTTACTATGTTTGTCGCAGCTTCCTTTTGTTTCATTGCAATACTTTTTGCAAATTCACCAGCTGTAAATCCACGTTGCCAAGGTGATTCTTGGAATTGTTGTTGTTTACCAGAGGTTTGAACTACTTTTGGTGGAGTGTAAGGCACAAAACAAGTTTGTTTCTTTGCTTTGAATTGTGAGGTTGTTAATTCATCACGAACGAATGCTTGTTTAAATAAAGTTCCAAATATTACTGGTTGTTGTGCATCTTCACCGTCCATGAAAAATCCAACAACAACTTCCCCACCTTGATACTGCACTGTCTCTCCACAACCACCAGTGGTTGCAGTGTTTGGCGGCAATAAAATATGTGCCAAAGGCAAGTCCTCATCAGGAAGATCATCTGCACAATCATGATATCCAACTATACGGACTCGACATCTAAAGGCATTAATATCTTCTCCGTTAGCTGCTTGAGTAGTTTCAAGAGAATCTCCCCACTTTCCTTTTTCTGGATCAGTCACTTGACCAATCCACCAGTTCATAGGATCTTTTCCCCAAAAATTTGTTGCTGGTTGAAACATTAAATTAATCGTCGTAGATTAAACACTCAGGTTCATCTGGGTGGTTGTCACAAAATAACTCAAGTGCATTTGGATCATGGTGATCACCTGCTTCAATTTCTTCTTTATGATGTTCTACATACTCTTCGAGTTCATGTAACTCTTCTTTTGCATGTCTGCGTGCTGCAGGGTTTGCTTGTGGATCATCGATAATTTTCTTATCGTGTTCCATGTGGTCTTCGATTGATTTCATAAGATTAAGTGCTTTTTACTATTTAAGCGGTAAAGACATCACGAATTAAAGTTAATTCAGTATTGGCTTTATTACCACCTATAATATGTTTTAATTCTGATATTAAATATTTTCCACTAATGTCATCATCAGATTCTGATCCATATGTAGTATTCTCTTGATCTTCACCTTTTCTAAGTGGAAATTTAAGATCCAACATTTGACCAGCTCTCAATTCTGGATTAAATGGAATGGAAATACTCATGGACTGTGAAAATATTAAGTTATTTCTAGCATAGGACTTACTTTGATAAATGGCAAGTTCATTTTCCTTTTGTATTTGTTTTTTCTTAGAACCTTTTTGAAGAGCACACTTATCTAAAACTCTTAACATTAATCGAGTTGGATTTTTTTCTAATCCGTTCGGCAGTTTTGGTGGTTTTTTAAGTTTTAAACTTTCAATTCTAAAATCAACAGTTTTTAAAGTTGCATTATCAATGTTTATGTAAATTGTTTTATTTGCATACATTCCCATTCTACAACTCATGCCAACATCACTTGTTTGATTTAAATTATTTTCCAAAATTGTAAGTCCAGATGGTTCACCGTCTGGTGTTTCTGGTTTTTTATATTCAACTGCTTTCTCCTCTAATAAAGCTTCAATTGATCTAAAAACATAACCATCAAGAGTTTCAAAAAATAAAAAACCTGATTCATCTTTTGATGATTGAGCTTTTGAACATAACCACTGAATAGTATCAAACGGTCTTTTTAAATTACCAACAAAAGAATATGCATTTGATGCTCGATCACTATCTAAATTTTTCTTTGTTTGTATTCCTTTCTTATCTTTTAATAGTTTTTTTACTGTTTCAGTAACATTACCAGTAAACCTTTGATTTACTCTTGAAGTTTCATTAATAATTGCCTCAACAGATAAAAATTCTAAAGTTGCAACTTGTTTAGATGAGGACGTTGTGACATCTTTCACAGAATTAAGCATCATTAAATGTTTTTTGGGTTTGATTTCAAATTCTTTATCATATCCCTCAACTTTAACTCTTAGAGACAAATATTCACCACCAGTGATTCCCTCACGACTTATTAATTGATCAACATCAATAAAAGTTAATGATAATGATATAGCTGGACTTTTAATACTTTCAAAATATGTAATATTAGGACTACCAGCAGCTATGTTAAAATCTTCTTTTAAGGAAGAACCCTCTGATGGTATTAATGAACAGTCATTAATTATAAATTTTCTTTCCATTACCTTATTGATTTAGCTAGTGAATTTTTATTTCTTGATAGATCGACTGCTATCACTCTAGATTTGCCTGATGTAGGAACTGGAACTGGTTGAGGAACAGGGACTGGTACTTGTACATTATTAACCACAGGTTGAATCACAGTGGTAACTCCTTTAGCTGCATCCACACTTTGATTTATGCTACCAGCAAGTTCGTTAAGCATATCAATCTTATCTGGATTAACTAGATCATTCTCACCAAAATTTTCTTTTGTTTTTGTAACAAGTTCATCAGATCCCATAACAAATTGAGTTGGCGCTACTTCACCTTTACCATAACCATCAGTGCCCGAATCCTTCTTTTTACCTGTAGCCATTGATGCATCACTATTAAACATAATATTAAATAATTGATCCCTTGGCAGTCCTGTTGTTCCATTCAAAACATCATCTATGGTAACATTTTCAAAACCATCTATTTTGTGTATTTCCTCAAGAATTTGATCTTGATGTTCTATAATATCAGGAACTCCGATAGAGAGAGCTCTTTCCGATAGTGATTGTTCCTCCTCAAGTCCATCTTTAGATGTTTTTTCAAAAAATTTTGAGATAAATCCAGAACCCTTTACAGTTGTTTCTTCTTTGGAATAGTAAGAACCATCCTGAGATTTTTCCTCAATAGTTTCAGTATCACCAAATATTGATTCTGTTATTAAATTTCCTGTTTTCTCATCTCTTGTTATAGAAGATTCAAAAAACTTGTTATTATTTATTGTCATTTTACGGTATTGATAGGAAAGGGTTAGATATGACCTCAATGAAAATCAATGGGCTTTCAGTTCCTGTCAATTCATCATGACTAGGCGTAGAGGGCTTAAAAGATGGGGCAGATCCCGCTATGTTGCCTCCTCCTCCACCACCATCTCCTTGAACTTGTGGTGGTGCTTCAATTGTTTCCGATTGTGGTGGGGGTGGTGGTGTCATTAAACTTTGAGCGGCCTCTTTTATAGACTCATTAGAATTGATATCACCTGTTTTAGATCCACTAGAGTCGGGTTGAACAACCTTCCCACTAGATTTATCGGGAGCAATATCTCTTTCAACTTCTTCAGATTGACTAGGAGAAACACTAAAATCAACTTTTTCATCCTCTTTATCTTCTTTATCAGACGTAATTTTATTGAGTAATTGATTTCCAACTATTGATATAATATCATTCTTAAGACTTTCAAGTCCCTCCTTACCTCCAATCACTTCACTAGCTTTATTTGCCATGTTTTCCAATCCCAAAGCATCAGTATCAGCCATATTTTTTAAGTTTTTTGCAGTATCAGATTTTGTAAAACTTTCAAGTTTTTTTGTAAGAGGGGAAAGCATATTCGCAAAAGGATTTTCACCTTCTTCAGATTGAATTAATTTTTTAGCTTCCTCGTCTGATACCTCAGTTACTGCACCAGCCTCAACATCTTTCAAAGGATTTTTTATCAACGGACTTATTGCTGGGCCTGTTTCTGATTGAGTTCCAGTTCCAAATTTACTAAAAAATGTATTGTCAACTCCCAACTCTCCTCGATATTGATCACCCTCTTTAAAAGATTCACCACTTAAAAATTCAGTATTTCCACCTACAAATGCGGATGCATTTTTATTTAATTTTGGATCTTGTAAATCAACAACGGTTTTATCATATAAAGATTCTATATCCTCCATAGGTCTTTCATCACCTCTTTTATCATAATATGATTTCATGGCTTGAATAGCAGTTTCTCTATTAGAAACATTTAAAAATTCTGGTGAAACATTGGTTCTCGGATCATCAGTGTCACTTATGTTTGGATCTATGAATGCTGGTTGATATTGTTTATCTTTTAAAAGAATATCCGAAAGAGTAGGTTCTGGAAATACACCAGATTCATCAGATACGAAAGAATCTCTTGTATAATCTGTAATTGCAGTTGTTCCAGGCCCATCTCCTATGTCTTTTTTAACTTCATTCAAACGATTGTAAACTGACTGTGCAACATCAACTCTTGCTTGAGAATCTCCACCCTCTAATGCAGATATAGCAGTTAAAAGAGAAAAGTCTTTTGAATTTGTATTTTCTACCTTATATGGATTATCATCCTTACCACCTCCAGCTTTTATTAATCCAGAAAGAAAGTTAGGAGTAAACTCTTCAACTTTATCTTTTGGAAGAACAAATTCACCAGGCGTTAGTTTAGCATTAACAGTATCAGCATTACCCTCGCCAGGCACGAGACCTCCAAAGAAAAAGGATTTTGAACCTTGAATGTCTCGTTGAAACTTAGCAACACCTTTAGATTCACCAATGCTTGACATGCCTGCTGTTAATCCTTCAGAAAATCTAGCTTCTGGGAAGAATGGTGCAGAATCCTTTAATTGAGTTCTCTGAGGATTTATTAATCCTTTTTGTCTATCATCTTCACTTTCAAAATCTTCTATCTCTCTTCTTCTTAATATTTTACTTCTTTCTTGTTTATCAATAACAAAATAATTTGTTATTTGTTGTACCTGACTTTTAAGTAATTCAATGCTTGATTGTAGAGTTTTGATTAAATTACGATTTACTGATGAAATCTTTAAAGTTTCATTTGATTGTGTCAAGGCACGATTAGCCAATCCACCAATCGGTGATCCAAAAAAACTATTAATAGAAATTTTGTCAGATTGTTCTAAACTTGATTGGAGAATTTCCTGTTCTTCATCCATACCTTTGGACACCCTCTGCTTGTTGTCTCTTTAAATTTTCACTTTCAACATAATCCTTCAAAAGAGCTAAATAAATATCTCTTTCCCAAGGCATCATGTTTTCAATCTCAGTTAATGAATATTTATGGTATTGCACGAGGGCGAAATTAATTCGATAATATGCCTCTAAATCCTCTCTTGCAATACTTAACCGAAAAAATCGGCTAAACCCTCTAAAACAATTTTACTTTTCTTTTTTGTGTTTGGATTTGTGACTTCAATAGTATGAGATAATTTAGGCATCGTTGCAAAAAATTTCTCTACTTCTTTAAATTGTTTTGAACTTAATTGTTCTATAAACTGCATTCTTTCCTCTGGACTATAATCATTTGAATCCCAAGCATCTTCCTTTGTAAAAACAGTATCCATACAATCTGCAACCAATTGAAAAGTTTTATCAACAGTGGTTTTTGATCTATCATCCATATCAAAATTATTTTCAATAAATTGATTTAAAGATGGATATTTCATTCTAAGAGTCATATCTTTATCAAGAGATATGTCCTTTTTATGTTCTTTCGATTTAACTACTTTAATTTCATCCACAAAAATCGTAACTGGCACCTCAGTTTTTCTGTCATCTGGACATTTTACAATTACATTGATATCCTCTCCTATTGATTTTGCACGAATATTTAAGAAAATATATTCAATATCAAAAGTAGGCAAATCATCAATTTCTATTCCTTTTGTTATTACACATTCTTTTAATACATCTTTAACAGAATTTGTAATTTCAAATTGATCTTTTGATTCAAGTGCTAATATTAATAATTTTTCTTCTTTTACTAAGAAAGGTCTATATTTTAATTTTTTACCTGTTGATGGTAAAATCAACTCATAAGTTGGAGTTGCAATTGTTGGCAAAGGCATGATCTTTTAATTCAGTATTTTATTTAATCATTATTGGTAAATGCTTCTATCATATGGTCTCCCTGACATCATATCAGCAGCACCAAAGATTTTTTTAGGTCTTTGCTGATCACTTGATCTAATAGTATTATCAGGTGTGTTTTCAACAGCTTGATTAGCTTCCTCATAACTAAATTTTGTAAAGAACCTATCATAAGATAACGTCACACTACATCTTAACACAGCTGAATCACCATAGGCAACTCTCATCGATGTTAAGTTAGTTGGCCAAGCATTTACAAACTCATATGAGGATAACTTTGTTTGGCCTCCCTCTGTGAAAGTATCTCGCTCAAATTTTGTGACATGCATAATTTCCTTATAATCTTCTGGATAATTGAATCTACCAAAAGCATTTAAATTTCT